GACGACCTGAAAGGATGGCGTCATGCCGAACCGGAACGACCCGTATTCGCGACCGATCAACGCCACTCGCCCCGAAGGCCAGATGCTGCAGGGCGAGTTCTACGGCGAGAAGGCCACTAGCAAGGTGCTGCACGGCGCAACTGGTGGGCGCGCCGTCCATCAGGTGCGACCGATGGCCTCGGTCGTTCCGACGTGGCCGGGGGAAACCGCGCCGCCTGAGCCGCCCAAGCCCAAGCGTGGGCGTCCGCCTGGCTCGAAGAACCGAACGAAGGCGACGATCGACGACATTGCCCCGCTCGACGAAATCGAGGCTGAGGAATCAGCCGTCACGGAGGATGACCTGTTCGGATGAACCTGACCGATCTGCGCAGCGTGGTGCGCGTGCAGACGCAGACCACATCCGGCGACCTTCCTGACCCGACGATTGACACGTTTCTGCGTCAGGCGTTCGAGCGCACGATCAACGGCGAGACTCGCTGGCCGTTCTACGAGCAGTATTGGGACCTGACGCTGCCAGCCGGTGAGATGCAGATGGCGCTGCCAGGCGACGTGAACCCGCCAGGGATCATGGCGCTCTACGACACGACCAACAACTTCCGACTGACGATGATCGCTGCCGAGTACGGCGACGATCACTTCGCCGGGCCGCAGGTCGGCACGCTCAACCCGGTGATGTATTCGGTGTGGGGCGACTCGCTCTACGTCTGGCCGCGGGTGCAGCCCTCGTCGGTGGATCGTGCCTACCGGCTGCGCGGCTACCGCCGACCGGTGAACTGGCTCAACACCAGCAACGAGCCCGACTGCGACGAGCGCCTGCATCTGCCGCTGACTCACTACGCGGTGGCGCTCGCCTACGCCCAGCAGGAAGACGAGCAGTTGGAGTCGGTCTATATGGATCGCTGGCAGCGCGACGTGGAGTTGGCGCACAAGGCGATCATGGACCCGCGCCATCAGCGACCACTGGTCTATGCCGGGTCGATCGACGCCTACGACGTGAAGGGGCCAGCCTGGGTGCTGGTGCCGCCGACGCTTCCGTGAGCACGCGCCTACAGCCGCTCAACCTGTTGGACTTCACAGGCGGGCTCAACCTGCGCGCGACCGACTTCATGCTCGACGACAACGAGTCGCCGGGAATGCTGAACATCAACATGGACACGCGCGGCGGGATCGTGACGCGTGCGGGCTGGGCGGGCTGGAACACCAACGACGTGATCGCGGCGCCGACCCACGCCAACTGGCGCCCGCGTAACGCTGAGATGCACCTGTACTCGACGGGCGCCTTCGCCGTGTTCGTCACCAACGGCACCAAGGTCTGGACCTGCCAGCAGGGTCAGAACTTCGTCGACATGGGGATCACCGCCAACGCCGTTCCTCACGTCGCGGACATGGCGATGTGGGGTGACACCGTCTACATCGCTACCGGTCGCAACAACCAGGCAGCGAAGGTGGTCAACATTCCGTCGAGCGGCAACTTGGCGACGTTGCTCATCAAGTCCGCAGCGGCGAACTTCAACAACGACTACACCGTCCCGGTGCGTGGCAAGTTCCCGGCCTGCGAGTTGGCCGAGGCGCACGGCGGCTACATGTTCGCCGCCAACATCATCGAAGACGGCGTCACCTACCCCAACCGCATTCGCTGGTCGCATCCCGATCAGCCTGAGGATTGGGCGACTGCTGACTACATCGACATCCTGCAGGGCGGTTCCAAGATCACGGCCTTGAAATCGTTCCGGGATCACCTGCTGATCTTCAAGGTCGACAGCGTGTGGGCGCTGTACGGCTACGACCGCGACTCGTGGCAGTTGATCAAGGTCTCGCTCTCGATCGGCACGCCCGGCATCCAGGCAGTGACCAAGTCCGACACCGCCGTCTACTTCTACTCGGCGTCCAGCCGCAACGGCATCTACGGCTACCAGGGTGGCGACCCGACGCTGATCAGTGAGCCGATCAAGCGGGCGATGGACGTGATCACGGTCGACACCGACGTGTGGCTCGGCTGGCAGAACAAGCGGTTGCTGGCGTCGATCCCGTACGATCCGCAGCCCGAGTTCAACAGTCACGGCTCGGTGATGGTGTTCGATCCCGAGATTGGCAGCGGTGCCTGGGTCCGCTACAAGCCCGCCCAGGGCACGATCGCCTGCGTCGTCGAGCGCTCCGACGTAGCGACCGAGTTGCCGATGCTCGTGACCTGTGGCTGCACCGGCTACGCCGGGATCATGCATGGGATGGCCTCGCCAACCCTGGCGGGCGACACGTTCAAGCCTGGCACCCCTGTCGTCGGCTTTCGCAACTTCTATCGCACCAGTTGGAAGCACGCCGGGTGGCCGGAACTGCAGAAGTCGTGGCTGCGTCCGCGGGTGATCGCCCGCGTGCCGCCAGCGACCGTGACGGTGCGACTCAACACCTACTGGAACTACGACTCGACCAGCGCTCAGCGTTCGCACATCTTCGAGGCACCTGCCGCGGGTGGTACCTACTGGCGTCTGCTCGGTGCTGCCGATCCGCTCGGCAACGGCTTCGATTGGGGTGACGGCCACCTGTGGGGCGGTGGCTCGGGCGTGATCGGTGACACGATCGTGCGTCCCACCGCGCCAGCGATTGCCGCTCGTGGCGGTTCGCTCGGCTGGGCACGCGCGGTGATGTTGGAGTTCTTGCCCGAGGATTACACCAAGGCATTGGCCTGGGCGGTCGACGCTGTCGTCTTGAAGTACAACACCCGGAGGTTCACGACATGACGGCGATGCCACCGCTGCGGGACATTCTCAACAACACGCCCGGCGATGCGATCGACGTGGACTTCAACTTCAACACGATCGAAGCCCACATCGGCAGCGAAGTGATCAACCGCGACGGCTCGGTGGCGATGACCGGGCCGCTCTCGCTGGCGGGCCCGCCGACTGCACCTCAGCAGGCGGCGACGAAGGCGTATGTCGACAGCAGCGTCATCCCGATCGGAACGATTTGGGAGTTTGCCGGGCTGGCGGCACCGACCGGTTGGGCGTTCTGCGATGGCAGCAGTCAGTCGCGAACTGACCCTACCTATGCCGCCCTGTTCGCCGTGATCGGCACTCGCCACGGCAGCGTCGACGGGACGCACTTCAATCTGCCTGACCGACGAGCAAGGGTGGCGATCGGCTACTCGCCGGGCGATGCCGTGGCGGGCACGCTCGGTGCCAAGGGCGGCAACCGTGACCTGATCGTGCCGATCCACAGCCACGTCCAGGATCAGCACCAGCACGGTGGCAATACCAACACCGCCGACACCAACCACTACCACGCCATGCGCGGCCATATTCACGAGATGAACCACACCCATGACTCGGGCGTGCGCCACGGTTACAGCATGAACATCGCCAACCAGACCGGCAACACGAATGCGATCTGGCAGCCCGGTGGCACGGTGGTGTCGTTCCTGTCGCGTCCTTCGGCGCTGTGCATCACGCAGGAAGACGGCGCCAACCATCAGAGCACCGGCTCCGTCCAGGGTCGTCCCGACAACAACTGGACCGCTGGCCCCAACGACAACAACACCAACTGGCTGGGTGAGTCGGGCCAGGGTACGACACACCTCCACCCGTTCGCGACCGACTACCGCACGCCCGGCATCCAGAACGCGGGCGTCGCTCCCACGAACGCCAACTATCCGCTCTATGAAGTGACCAACTTCATCGTCAGAATCGGCTGAGATGGCAACGTTCTCTCCCTACGATGCGGGCGGCTACGAGCGCCAGAAGACCGGCATCGAGTACGACTACGGCAACCAGTCAGCGACCAATGCCTACGGTCGCTTCCTGGCGCAGCAGCGTGGTGAGCGTGGCCTGGGAGACACGACGCGGCAGTTCCAGCAGAGCTACGCCCCGTACAAGGCGCAGTTCGGTCAGCGTGGTCTTGCCGGGAACGGCATCCAGTCCGGCGTGCAGCAGCAGGCGATGGCGAACTACGCCGGGGACTACATGCGCAACTACGGCTACCAGGCCCAGGACCTGACCCAGCAGCTGCAGCAGTACGACATGAACCAAACCAACCTGAATGCGTTCCATCAGCAGTCGCTGGCCGATCTGGAAGCGCAGAAGGCGCAGGCGATCGCCAATGACGCACAGGCGATCGAGTACCTGCGGCAACTCGTAGGAGGCTTGTGATGCCAACCGTTTCTACGCCCTATGTCACGGCAGGCAATCGGCGGAAGTCGAACTCGGGGAGCGTCTACACGGCTAGTCCCCGCAAGCCAGCGGGCACATCATCGACGGTCGCGGGCACCAGCTTGCCGTGGTACATGAACCCCTCGGCCAACGCTCGCCCCGACACGCAGTACAGCTGGCAGTCGCGCT